CGGCTTGGATGCGACCTTGCTCCGGGGAGAATGGTCCGAAGACTTGCTGATTGCGCGGGTGAATGTCGTAGGCAATCAGCATCTCGACAATCGCGCCGACCTCTTGCTTCGTCAGCCGAGTTTGTGTCTCGTCAATGATTGTACGAATGCAGCGGTCTGCGTTCATTTCAAGCGCTCCAGATACTGTTCTGCCGCGAGAAGTCCCTTAGCCCGGTAGATTGCCAGCACGCTGCACGGGCAAGCTTTCGCGTGCGACAGCAGCGGCAACAGAGCGGAAGGGAGCTTTGCGACGCATTCCCGCTCCAGCGCGCTTAGCTCTCCGGATTTAGCAGACATTGCACAGCCGTGTTGTAGACGTTCTCAAGTTCGCCCTGCTCCAGGTTGATCTTTTCGAGCTGGGCTTTCAGACGCAGCGCCGTTTCCGGAGGCAGCATACTGGCCATTGCATCGAACTGTTTCTGTGTCGCTGCTTCAACAGCCTTGAACTGCGCTTCGTAAGTGACGATCTCCGCCGTCTTCAGCGCGTTAAGCGGCGCGGGAGGTGTTTCAACTTTAGCCGTAATCGCTGGAGGCAGTGTGACAGGCTCGGAGACGGCAACGGTTCCTTGAGCAGCTTCCGCAACTTTTCTCTTCGGTTGCGGCGGGACTTTCTCTTTAAAGGTAATGCGGACATCTGCGCTCCGGTCGTCGCTGTAGAGGTGGTCAGCGTTGATGCGGCCGATCTTGCGGGGAGGGTTCGTTGACGTCTGCGCCTGGGCTGTCAGCTCCACCTTACCTTCTGCCGCCATGCGGTTCACATAGCGAACGATCTGCGCTTCCCCCATGTTGAACACGGTACGCATACGCGGTCCGAACAGCTCGTTCAAGAAGAAAGGCCCGTTGCCGAGAGAAGGATATTTCTGCTCCATAACACGGCGAAGCGAATTCACGCGAGCATCAACGTCCGCACGCTCCCTAGCCTCTTGCGCTTCCTTCGAGAGCTTTCCGAACATAACGATTTCGGTTCCGTCCTTTCCCTTCTTCTTGACGAGATCCGGACGGTTCTTTGCGATCTTCTTAACGGCAGCATCGAACTTACTCCGCGACATGCCGGGAAGATAGTCCTTCATTACGCGATCCGTCGGAACCGGGTTTCCTTCGTTCACTTTAATGGATGTTTCGATAGCTTTGAGAACTTGCCGCTCGGAATATACGGGAGCGGCTGGCGTCTGCGCTTCCTTAGCCGGGGTCTCAGCAGACTTCGCAGCCCCTTCCGTCTCCGCTGCTGCCTTTGGCGCGGGCTCTGGCACATACTCCGGAACCTCCTTATCGATAGGGCCTTCCGCAATCGCCTGATAATCCTTCTTGCGCCCCATAAGCGCGTCGATAGCATTGGCGACGCGGGCACGCTCCGAGGCGAGGATATGCTGCTCCCGGCCAGCGATGGCACGCGCCTTCACAGAAAGCGGCCTGTTCTTCCCTACGCCGCTCTCCGTCTCCAGCGTCGCAGCCCAAGCCGCCAGATCTTCCCGCGCCTTAGCGGCCTTCTGTGCGTCCCTGGTGACGGCTTTCGCGCCTGGGCGGAAGGCGGCGACAAGCTCCTCCATCGTTTCGGCGTATCCCGCCTGCTTCGCCTTGGTCAACAGCTCGTCCAGCGACAGGCCCCGCTTCGCCCTGGCTGCTCCCCGCTGCGAGATGTAGACGGAACTCTTCAGATGCGAAACATCTCCGAGCGCAGCCGCAAGCGCTCCGTCCGTATCCTTGACGCCGCCCTGCTGCCGGAGCCATGTCGGGAAGTCCACGCCCTTCGCGGTCTTCTCCTTCAGCGCCGTGAGGTTCTTCTCCCAGTATTCAATGCGTCCGGGAATGTCGTCCAGATCCGGGCCGTCTCGGCGAAGCGTGGATGTAACGGATAGCGCCTCTTTGAGCTGTGGATTTTGGCCGATCAAGCTGTCAATCAGCTCGCTAGACTGTACGGCGCGGCCATGGATCAAGTCGGAGATCGCGCCGCGCAGAGCAGCCTCGTTCACTTCGACAGGCAGACGCTCGACAATGTCAGCAGGCGTTTGAACGGGCTCGGAATTGACGCGGCGCTGAAACAGCTTCTCCTTGATCGCGCCGCCAGCCGCGTGCAGGCCGGAGCCGAAAGCCGTGCCGAAAGCGAGATTGTAGAGGCTGTCGGCAAGGGTATAGTCGCGGCCTTCCTGAAGCGCTGCGCCCGCGATAAGCGGCTCCACCAAGGCAGCGCCCGCCAGACCTTCAGCAGCGCCCAGGCCCGCGCGGATGCCGGTTCGTCCCGCGAAGCTGGCTGCTCCTTCCAGGATCGCCGCATAGCGCGCCTCGCCGACGAAGGGGATAAACGCCGCGCCAATGTTGAGCGGATCGGCGAGGGACGTCACCAGAGAGACGCCGAGCTGCGTTCCCCAAGACGGATCGTAAGCGTTGACGACAACATCGCGAATAGTGCGACGCTTCGCGCGGTCGATCATGATATCCACGGCTTCAGGCGTGTAGCGATCTCCGCCGAAATCGACAGTGACGCCAGCTTCCTCCGCCTTAGCTTTGGCATCCTCAGACGACACTGTTCTCCGCGTCTCCTGCATGCCGCCGTGATAGACGCCGAATTCGTCAAAGCCGCCTTGCTCCGCATTCGCGCCAGCCAGCTCCGTTGCTCGGAAGAGTGACGACGTTGGGCTATCGCGCAGCACGTTTCCAGCGGCGCTCTCGAAATAGGTGGAAAACGACGGCGTCATGTCGGCAATAGGTTCGTCTCTGACAAACAGAGGAGCATTGCCGAAAGGGACGTAATTAGGATCGTCCATTTAATCCCCCATATGCCAGAAGCCGAACATCGTCTGTTCACTCTGCGCCTCTTCTTCCGCGCGGGTCTTCATGCGGTCACGAGAAGCGCGCAGCTCTTGCCACGACAGAACAATAGGCTTGCCGTCTTTGTCAGGACGCAGCTCTTTCCCACGCATCAGAGCGACGCCGCTTTCGTCTGGCATTGTCACCCACTTGCTATCGTCGGCATATTGCTGTTTGACGAGACGATCAGCGGCAACAGGATCAAACTTCGTAACAGGATCGTTCGGGTTCGCCGCAATACGACGCTCGATAATGTTCAGCCGCTCAAACTTCAACACATGCTCCAGCTCCGGAAAGTCAACCGGCTTCGGCACGCGGACATTCGCCGAGCTTGCAGAGAGCATGCGATATTTGAAGCCGAGAACGTCTTCGTAAGCACGCGTCGCCGCGTCTCCCGCCGTTTCGCCCTGCGCTACGTAAACAGCCGAAAGCTTCTTTGCTTGCTCGAAAAAGTTCGTGACGGTCGGAAGGCTTGACTGTTGCCACATCGTAGACGTGACGAAAGGCTGGAAGGCTTCCTGCAAGTTCTCCGTGATATCCGTCTTCGTGCTCTTCGGCAGCACCTTGGCGAGGTCGTCAAAGCTCTGGTTCGCGACAGAAACCAGCGTCATGGCCGCTCGCGGCTGGACGCCAGATGTGACAACTTGCAGCGTCGGCGACAGCGTCTCCTTCATCTCGCTGTAGATGCGCGGCCAGTTCTCTCCCCAGCGATCCCGGAATTCATTGAGCGTTTGAACGACCACGGCGGCGTCGGCGTCCTTCGTCAACTTCTGGTCAAGGGTCGCGGCGATCTGCTGGCTGTAGGTTTTCGGCAGGAAGCCGCGTCCGGCAGCAGGGACGCCCAGGCGAACAGCTTCTGTGTCAATGATGCGCGCATAGCTCTGGGCTGCTGCCTTCGCCGCTGCCGCGTCGTTGGAGGTCATAGCGGTTCCCAGAGCCGAGCGAGCTTCCTCGTTGAAGGTGGCGACGTGCTGGCCGAAGTCCGTCAGCGCCGACGTCCTGACGCGGTCCGCGACCTCCTTCGCCTGGGCGTAGCCGCGCGACTTCTCCGCGTAGAACGGATCGCCAGCGGCCGGCTTCAGGCTCTCGACATACTGTGCACCTTCTGCCAGAGACATGCGCTGCACGCGATAGCCCGCCGCCGCCCCGACTGCGTTCGCCTGGAATTCTCCGTAAGCGACTGAGCCGCGCTGGGCTCCCATAGCCGCGACGAATTCCGGCTCTGTCGGCGCTGACGACGCACTCCCGGTCGTGCTGTATTCGGCGACAGCATTATCCACGCGCTGACGGAATGCAGCCTCGCCTTGAGCGCGCCGCTTGTTCATCTCCGTTTCGGCTTGCCCGTAGAGCATATCGCGCTTTGCGAAGGGGATATCGGCGTAGTAGTTTGGCGCATCCGAGACGTTCTTCCATGTCTCTTTGTCGCCGAACTTGCCCCCGAACAGCTTGAAGACTTGCTCAACGCTGCGCCCGTTGAAGATCGTAGGGTTCGCCGCAACGGCTTTAGGATCGGCGAAGTTGCGCGCGTCTTCTCCCGCGTGATGCATCAAGCCGACAATCATTCTACGACCGCCAGCTTCGCCAAGGAAATGCATCATGTAGAGATTGACATCCGTCTGTGGCAAGCCAGCGCTCTTCAATGCGAGAGCGTTGTCTGCCGTGAAGGCGCGGATCGCGATCTCCTGCTTTGCCGGGTTGAAGCGGTCTGCCTCCGTCAAGCCGAGATCCGGATGCCGCTTGATCACATTCGACCACGTTCCGGATGTGAACTGATACGGTCCGAAAGCGCTTGAACTGTCGCTGCCGATGTTCCTGCCGCCGCTCTCCGCAGAACGCAGCATGGCGAAGTAGGAACCGCCTCCGCCATTCGTCAGCCAGTCCTGTACGCGGTCCGGACGGTCGCGAAGATCGCCCTGAACAGCGGCATAGCTGCGCTTGTTCTGCGCTTCTTCCTTGAGCTTCGCCTTGTCTCCTGGCTCCAGCTCCAGCACGTCAATCGCTTGATCGAACTGTTCTTTCTGCGACTGGTAGACAATACCGCGACTGGCCGCGTCCGCTGCAAAGAGCTGGTTCGCATCGTTATCGGCCGTCTTCGAGAAGTTGTCGATCTTGTTGCGTTTGTTCTCGGCGCTCTCCCAAGCCAGCGAGCGAGCCCCGAAATTGTCACGAGACGCAGCCATTCTCTCCCGATAGGCTTTTCGCGTCAACTCGTCCGGAAGAGCCGTGGCGCGCCGCTCGATCTCGGCGTCATAGTTCTTCATCAGGTTCGGCGTGAACTGCGGAGCGCCCGGCTGCGCCTGCTCCTTCGCCTTCTGAAACGCTTCCTCCATGGCGAGGTTCGTATCGGAGACGGCGAAGATCGCATTCGACGCGGCGTTCTCCCGGTTGACGCGGTCCGCATTCGCGGCCATGCGCAGACCAGCTTCGCCGAGATCGGAAATAGCCTCGCCGATCCCTGTAGGGCGCATGCGCTCATTTGTGCCGCTCGCGTCGGGAGCGCCACCAAACGCCGTCTGCTGGCGATAGACGGGAACCTGAATAGCCATGGTTATGCGATCCTCATGCCGCGCATTGTGGAGTAGCCGCTCATGGCCGATGTCGCGGCGCGGATGAGGGTCTTAGCAGGCACAGCCTTCGCGGCGGCTCTATCGGCTCTCGCCTGGGCTCGTAACCCGGCTGCTTCGATGGTTTCGCCTCGCGCTCGCAGCAGGCCGCGATATTGGATCGACAGCGCGTCCATTTCGGCTTCCGCTCCGCTGGCTTGTATCGCGCGAGCGGCGTCACCGTTGACCAAAAAGCCGGATTGCGCCAGCGCAGCAGACGTCTCCGCCGTAGCTTCTCTGCCGCGTCGTCTCTGAAGATTGGCGTCCGCTGTCGCCAGTTGATTTTCCAACGTGGCGTTCTGTTGCTTATATAGCGCGTTCCGATCATTGACTTCGGCGCTATATTGAAGCTGGTTACGCTCTTCAGCTCCGCTGACGACAGATCCGAGCGCTTGCACGCCTGCCATGAACACGGCTGCGAACTGCATGTCTTTTCTCCGTAAGCATTTCGTATGCCGCACGACCGTTCAAACGCACGAAGACGAATAGATCCTTGCCGTCAGGCGATCCGGCTTTCATCGTGCTTTCGTAAGTGAAGCCAAGCAATTGAGCCCAGCGCCACGCGGCAAAAAAGCCCGGCTTGACATACATCTCTAGACGACGAAACGGAGCGCGGTCAAGCTCCGGCAGCATGGCCTTATGAGCCTCCAGGAAAGTCGCTCGGCTCGCTCGCCAATCGACAGCAGCCCAGGCCATTGCGCGCTGTTCCCAGACTTCCATTATCCCAGCGCACATGACAGGGACACCGTCTTGAAGGGCTGTCTTGGCGCTCCAGCTATGTCCTACTGCTTCGGCGTGAGAGCGGGACGTTCCGTAGCCTTCCTGCTCCCGCTGCCATTGGATCGCTAAAAGGTGCTCTGGCCGATAGTCGATAATCAACTTTCACTCACTTCCATATCAGAGCCTAAGCCCACAACGATGGAAGGCAACGGCTGGTCCTGGACAAACACGACAGTTCTATCTGTCGAGAAGCCGTCAGGCCAGTGGATTTCTTTATCGCCAGAGAACAGCGGGATAGGCAAGTCCATCTCGTCCGAAGCCGTACGATACAGGATCTCCTGTAAATGGTCTTCGTCAGGACCGACGCTACCTCCGATAGAGCTTTCGAGCCGAACGACAAGCTCGTTGATCGCGCCGAGTTGACCTTGCGCAGAGCCCTTGCTGTTCCCGCCTGCTGGGCGCTGCGTCTCCAGAACGCTGTTATAGCCAAAGCCGACGCCGACGCGCGCCGCCTGATACTGAAGCGTGATCTGTCCACCCGAAACCGTTCTGTTCGGATGAACCGCGCCATCAGTGAGGACTTGCAGCGTTTCGCCTTCCCAAGGGCTGAGGTTCGAAATGACCGTAACCATTTCGCGAGCGTTGCCACCCATGACATAAGCCGAGAGATCGCTTCCGTCATAATCGACAAGATCGAACGTAAACGTCGTGACGTTCTCGACTTCGAAGACGCGCGCATTCAGCTCCCAGGGACCAACAATCGCGTCAAGACGAACGTCGTCCCCGTTTGCGAAGTTGTGTGGAACCGAAGTCGTAACGGTCACATCGCCAGCGACCACGGCAATATTCGAGATCGGCTTCGGGTCGTCGTAGTTGGTCCCGCCGTCGAGAAAGAACAGCGTGGATTGATAGTCGTGAACACGTCTTTCGTAAGCGCCAGCGCCTTCGAACTCCCAGCGATCCGGCTTCGTGGTCTGCTCCGTAAAGAACTCCACCCAGCGAACCGTCTGCCCATTGATCCGACGCTCTACGACCGCCCAGACGTCGTCAATCGTGCCGTCTTCGCTCGGAATGCTGGTGATAGAGCGAACCTTCGCAGGCTGTAGGCGAGAGCTGTCACGGTAGCCGCCGACATAGTGCAGCGACCACCCAAAGACTTCCTGCTCTGGTGAGAACGTCAGGCAGGCGAGCCGACCGTCAGCGCGCAGGCCCCAATAGAAGCTGTCCGGCAGGGCTGCGTAGGTCGTCTGGATGACGGTCGATTTGGTGATGTGCTCGGCGAGGTCGTTCTGCGACAGCGCCTGAAAGCTGCCGCTGTCGCCTGCCGCGATCTTTCGCACGCGTAGGCCCGACGCTTCGACGAAGAGGGGCGTATCGCCGACGCGAAGGGGCGCGACGCCATTCGAGCCAAAGCCCGTCTGCGGGTCGATCTTGCGGTTCAAGGGGCCGAAGGCGTTGTTCGGGTTCTGCTCCAGGCAAGCCAGCTCTCCGCCCGTCGTGCCGACATGCAGCACAGCGCCGTTCGGCAGCAGCCAGCGCAGCTCTTCATCTCGATCCGAACTGATATCCGCGACGAAGCCGTTATCAGGGAGCACTTGCCCGGCTGTCTCCTGTAGGAACTCCGTGAAGCCCTGGGGAACGCTGAAGGCGAGCTGGCGCGGCATGCCGAAAACCAGGCGCTCCCGGAAGAACGTCACGGCCTTGGGCCAGCCATTGGCGTTAGAGAACAGGCCGAAAGCCCAACGGGTTGTCGGGTTTCCAGAGCTGACCACTTCAGCAGGAAGCTGCGCGTTCGCCCCTATGCGCCACGGCTGTACGGTCGCCGTCGCCGACGTCCCGCTGGCTACCGCCGTGATCTTCAGCACGCCGTAGCCCGGATCTTGGAACTGCCAGTCGATCCCTGTCGGGACGACGGAGCCGTCTGTCGCCTTCGGGTCTGCCGCGTCGCCGTCACCGTCCTTCTCTGTTCCTTCCTCGTGAATTGGCGACTTCGTTCCCGTGATCCGCTGTCCTGTCGCGTCCGTAACGCCTGCCGTCGTGCATTTGTAGGTCTTTCCATCGTTCTGCCGCAACACATCGGTTGCCACATGTTGATGGACTTCCCAGGGCGGGACCGCAGAGAGGTCTTGTGGTCGCAAAAGCATAAGCGAACCCACGTGACCACTCGTAAAAATAGACGTTGACGCCGTTAACGTTACCGAGCCCGTAGCAGCGGAAGCATAAACGGTCGTAGCGCTGCTGTTTGTAGCGTCGAAGGGTCCGCCGACGCTGTCGAAGTCTGTTATTGTCCAATTCAGATCGCTTATTCTGTTGAGCTGCTTAATCCCGGTTCCGCCACAGATGTAGATAACATCTTGGTTCTGCACGAGACGAAACTTGAACGTGCCGTCAGCGTCCGTTAGGTCGGCATACGTCCAGGGCGTGGCGATCTCATAAGGCGCATTGCCGTAAGGACCGCTCGGAGGGACGAAGTTCGTCGTCCAGCGCGCGACGCCGACAGACATGCGCCATTCGTCAATCCACCCGATCCAGGGCGAACCGCCAGTTGACGCACGAACGCCAATGGTCGGCAACGCGGTTGAATTCGGAATAGTCCCAGTGAAGCTCCCTGACGCTTCCTGTATACCGTCGATAAACAGACGCAGCGTGTTGCCTTGCCGAACTGCCGCGAAGTGATGCCAGCCAGGGTTAATCAGGTTCGTGAACTGCGTCGTTCCCTGGATTGCCGTCAGGTTCGTTCCGTCAGAGACGAAGAAACGCATGATATTGCCTGAGCTACGGTCGATAAAGAACGACGTGTTAGCCCAGGGCGTGCCAATGCCGTCCGTCTGCCCGCCGAGATCGGCGTCTGTCCCGCCTGCTTTCGTGCAGTTAAACCAGAGATCGACAGTGAAGTTCTGCGTTCCTAAGTTGAAATCGGCATGGTCAGGCGTCGTCAGCCAGTCTCCCGTACCGTCGAAGAGACCAGAAGCGCCGCCGAACTTGCTCTGAGCTGTGTCGATCTGTGCATTTCCCTGACGCGTCCAGGCTTTGCCGCTTTCATCACCGAAGAAAGCTGCGCCGTCCGCGCCGTCCATATGCAGCAGCGCTTTGGTAAAGCTGTCGTCAAGCCCTCCGCCTGTCGAAGTGTTCAGGAGCTGGCCGCGATTTTTGTAGAACCGAGCGTAATTGTTGCCCAGCTCAATGACGTATTTGTCCTGCCGCGACTTGATAAACGGGATAAGCCACGCTTCGCCGTTGCTCTTCGTATTGGCAACGCGACGCGTCCCTGTTCGTCTCCGAGCGGGGCCTTGAATGATGCCGTGGAAGTTCCGGAGACGGCGACAGCCTGTCTGATATTTTTGCGTGTCTTCGCGGCCTTCGAGCAATGGCGTCTGTTCACCACCATTGAACGAAGCTTGCCAGAGGCTGATTTCACCCATTATGGACCTATGCGAGCTAGCAGCCAGTTATCGTCAGGGAGTTCTTCAGGCGGCTCTACAATGCCGTTCCTGTTTCGAGCGATCTTTAAGGAGCGATCTCGCGCTCTCTCGATCATGTCTTTCTTCGTGGCGTTCTTCCGAGACACGTCTTCCCAGACGGCCAGCGCAAGTTCATGCGTGAAGTAATCGACGAAGAGCGGATCGAACCTATCAACGGCTGTGATATCGGCGACGCCGCGACAATTCAGCGGCGGTTCGTAGTTCGTAACGATCAGGTTGTCTTCTTCGACCTCGAATTCCTGGGGCGTGCCGTCGCTGACGCTGGGGCCAAGGGAGCCATAGCCTACGAAGCGGTCGCGGATCTCGACAAGGCGGAGGATCGTCGTCGGGATGACATAGGCGTAAGTCCAGCCGAACAGCGGCGCTGTGGTCACGGCAGGCTTGAAACGACGCAGGGCGAACTTCCAGTTTTGCGACGCGAGCGCCTTCTTCCGCGTCACCTCGTAGACAGCATTGATCGCCTGGGCTGGCTTCTGGGCGTCCGTCAGTCCCATGATGCGGGCGGCTCCGCAGAGCGTCAGCGCGTTGTTGGCGATTTCGATCTGCGTAGCCATCTCATGCCCCGTTCAAACGCTGTTGAAGTCTTAGACCAGGGCTTGCGGCCAGGGAATTTTGCCGGTCTTCAGCTCTTCGATCAGCTCGTAGAGCTGGCCGATCACGACGTCTTTGTTCTTATAGACCGCGTTCGCCGCGATCTCGGTAGACGTCCCTGCCGCGTTGCCCTGGTTGATAACGATCTCGATATCCTTCGACGTGGTAGACGCCGCATGGGTAATCGTTCCGCGCTCGGCCGCATAGTTCAAGCCGAAAAATCTACGTGTCACTGCCATTTAGCCAGCTCCAATCTGGTTCGCCTAACAGCTCGCGCGTCCGTCCCGATACAGAGCGAACATTTTCGAGCTTGCCTTCTGCCTTCCAGCGCTCCCACAGCTCCCAGTCGTCCGTTCCGGCGTAGTCGTGACCGTTCTTCCAGGGCGGGAAGTAGAAGCGCCCACTTGCGTCGAAAGGTACGCCAGCCAGGACGATGCGTCTATAGCCCAGTTCCAAGCCGATCTGGACGCCGAAGAAAGAGGAGCTGCCTCCGCCATCGTCGAAGATCCAAACCCTATCCACGCCCTTGCATTCGCGCTGAGAGTGGCACGTCACGCGCGGCTCTGTCTCCACCCGGTATTCACCGTTCCAGGCCAGACGCGGACCTTTGAGCATCAGCAGCGGCCATATAATTTCGTCGTGGTAGCTGACGAGGTGATGAACGGTATCGAGAGCCAGATAGGCGTCGTTCACAGCCATGATGTCCGCGCTCTCGTGCAGCGTCGCAGGGGAGGCAGCGGCGAGCCGAGCACAGACGGTCTGCAAGTCGTAGAACAGCGAGCGGCCAGAGCCACAGATCAGCAATGGCCGCTCCTGTTCCATGTCGTCTTACTCCACGCCGACCGTGATAACGCCGGTAATGGTGGCGAGATCCGGAATAGTGCCGACGTTCACCGTCCCAATGAGGGTGACACCAGCGAGGCTCTCGAAGACGATCGTTCCACCTGGAGCCGTCGCCTCCGCCGCGCCGAGCTGAAACACGGCAGCGGTTGCGGCGGCCTGGGAGACGTTGAAGGCGTCGTTATCGGCCGTCTGGATTGTGCCGTCCTTCAGACGATACTGCGAATAGCCGATATGCAGCGTCCGGCCGGAGCCGAGCGCCGACGTGCGCAGCCAGGACAGATACCCATAGACGGCGACCTTGCCGGGCGGGAGCTTGATCAGCCGGGCAATGGAGCCCGCCGAGCCGACGCCAGCCTGGGCGAAGTTGATCTTATAGACGCGAGCCTTGCCATACATCAGCGCGGCGTCGGTCTTCGTAGGCGGAACCGCGACTTGCGCGGCGTACTGAGTGCTGTTCTGTGTCGTCATAACCTGTACCTTTGTGTCGAAGCCAGCGGGAGAAGCAGTCCCCTAAGCGGGGACTACGCCGTATCGCACTCGATCCGCTGAACCTTCTTCAGCTCCAGCCGGGTCGCGCCGTAGGTTCCACAGATGTAAACCTGCGTGGAGAACCGCTTGTCGGGACGCTCGGCGACACGAACCATGAGATCGTTCCAGAGACCGAGATGCACTCCGGACTTCACCCATGCCGGGCAGTAGTTGATCGTCCCGGAAACCATGCTGGGCGCGGCTTCATAGAACGCGGCGTCGCCGAATTCGATATGCTTGAAGTTGAAGCCCAGGAACCGGGTGATCTTACCGTCCGTGAGAACGGGACGCTCGGTGTAGTCCAGGTTGACGATCTGCGTCTCCGCCAAGAGGTCGTCGTGCTCTTCCGCAGTAACCGCGATGTAGAGCTGTTCGCTGTCGAAATCGACATGCCAGCCCATGAACTTCTTCCGAGCGGCGCGGATCTTCGCGACATTCAGGCCGGTATTGCCGGAAGCGCCGACAGTGACGCCGATGGAGTTCGTGGTCGTGTTGAAAGCTTCCGTGTCGCCGCCGTTCTGTCCGACCTTTGCAGTCGCATAGAAAGCAGCCAGGATTTCGTCGTCCTGAGCGCGGCGCAGAGCCATGACGCCGTTCTGCGTATAGGCAGACTGTGGGTCGATCAGCATGCGCAGCTTATCGGCCTTGTCGATCAGATCGCCCCAGTCCCAGTCACTGGGCTGCACCCAGCGGCGAGCCGATGGCGTGTTGATCAGCGGCGTATCGGCGTGGCGTGTCGTGACGCGCTGAGCCTTCACAGCGCCAATCTGATCAACGGGGGAAGCCATGTCGCCGACGTGCGTTCCGATCATGACGCATTCGGCCAGCTTCCCGCCTTTCTCTTGCAGCAGCAACTGAACGTTGGTGCTGTAAGTGTTCACAAAGTGAACGGGAATGTACGAAGACATTCGGGAAATCCTCTATTCGAGATCCAAGGGTATTGTTTGGCGAATAGGGTTGTCTGCTGGACGCAGGCCCGAATTCTAGCCCTACAGCGGGCTGGCGTCTCGCTTGCCGAGAAGCAGAAAGGGCTCCGAAGAGTTGTCCCCTCGAAGCCCTATAAAGACAGCGTGCTGCTCCGCCGTCAAGCCGGTTATTTGCCTGCCGTAGCGGCGGAGACCGCGAACATTGCAGCCATCTGCATTTGCGTCATGGCTGTTGCTGCCTCGCGCTGGGCGACGCCCCTGGAGCCGGGTCCGCCAGCGTCTTCGATAATCCGCTCGCACTCGCTGTAGAATGCGGCGGCCAGCGTCTTCAGGCGCGCGACGCGGTCGTCTCCAGAGGGATTAAAACCGATACGAGCCCTTTCGGTCGCTTCGGTCGTAAGCTCAATGTGTCCGCTCGCGTGCGGCATTGGTCCGCTGATACTCAAAGTCATAGTCTATCTCCAGTCGCAGATTTTCTGAGCCCTGCGAAATAGCTCTCCTCCGTCTTCCGGAAGCTTCTTCTGCCAGTGGATAGGTTCTGGCCCGTCAACCGGAGCATCCAACGTATCGTAAAGCCGATAGATCGGCCGCTCCAGCGTGTTGAAGATCAGGACAGGCCAGAAGATGACTTGTCCCGAACCGATCTTAACGCCTGGATTGCGCAGCAGAGCGTTGCATCCTTCGGTGAACAGCTCGTCGTAGAGCGTATCGCCGAGAATGGCGCGGATCTGCTTCGCATCCTTCGTGCTCTTCACATCGGAATAGAGCACGGGTTCCGGACGCATAGCGCCGCTGAACTTGGGTTCTTCGAAGTTCGCCATATCAGTGGAGATCCGTGAGCTTGTCAGCCTTCGCCAAAGCGAGCTGGCTTTCAGGAAGCCAGAACTCGCAAATCTGAACGCTGTTGTCTTCCATGAGATGCGTGCAGCGAAGACGAAACGCGAACTGTCCGACCCAGGGCTCCGGAGCCGCACTGACTTCGAAGAGCATATTGTCGATAGACGGCTTCCAATTAAAGACGCCGCTCTTCGCCATCTCGCGCTTTGCAGTGTTGACGACGCGTTCGAAGTAGAAGGGACCAACGCTATGGATAATCCCGCGAATAAGTATTTTCGTGGCTTCGTCTTCCGCATTGCCAATGATCAGCGTCATTTCTTCGCCGCCTTCTCCGGAGCCTTCGCAGGCTCCTGTTGTGTCGTAACCCACGCGAATAGTGTTTCCGCGCCGATCAACACGTTTGTAGGGCCGTTGCGACCCTCCATCTGCACCGCGAGCTTCAAACACTCAAGTCGCAGTGCTGCCCTTTGTGTCGCGTCCATCGGCTAGCGCCTTCCGAACTTCGCTTCGCTGACGCTCGTTCCCCGCTTGGTAGGATCGAACGGCGGAGCTGCTTCCTGGAGATCCGCGATACGCTTCTGCATCTTCTCGATCTCTTCGATTGCAGGAGCGCGAACACGCGGATCATGGTGATTGTAGCGAGCCTTGAAGTCAGGATCGCGAAGCTTGGCGTGCATCTCGGCTTGCAGCGTATCGACGTTCTTACCGTCGCCATGCTGCCCCGGCTTGCCGTCCTGATGGAACGAGGCTTCGGACATGCCCGCGCCGATCTTGTGAAAGATCTCCATCGTCTTCTTGTAGCCGAGCGCTTCTTCGATAGCCGACGTCTCTTCCTCGCTGATGCCGAGATGCCGGAAAGCGCGCGACGCAATGTCCATATTCGCGTCTTTGTTCGAAGCCCAGACCTTGTCCAGCTCTTCGATCTCCCGCGTCTCGCGAGCGGTGATCTCGGCTTGCCGGGCTTCCTCCAAGGCCACGGCGCGGGCCTCGTAGGCGTCCAGCAGCGCCGTCGCCTGGGAAGACGAGATCCCGGCTTTGTGGAAGACAGGCGCGAAAGTGGCCTTGAATTCATCGGCCTTGATCTTGCTGCCTTCCTTCAGGGCGTAGCCTTCGACCGTATCGGGCCTGCCCAGCGTCTTATAGATCGCGTCGTAGCTTGCCTGATCTTCCGGACCGCTCGGCACAGCCAGACGGTTGCGGCCGATCACGGTCTCTAAGCTGCGATGGCTGGCGATAGCCGTCGAGATATCGGCATAGCCCTTACCGGCCAGCCATTCGCGATGCTCATCCGCGACGCCAGCAGCCTGATACCACGGCGCAGCAGGAGCAGGAGCACCACCACCTCCACCCGCGCCGCCTTCAGCGTTACGATAAATCCTGTTGAACAGGTTCATTCGAGTATCCTTCCTCCAGATAGCGCATGTTCGCTATCTCTTCGTACGATATGCCGCAAACGCGCGCAATGTGCAACACGACTTGACGGCGACCTTCTGCAATGAGCATCGCATTCGGGTCTATCATTCCCGTGATCGTCGAAGCTTTCGCAGTCGTCGTCTCCATATGCGCGAAAGCCGACAGCTCTGCGAGAACGGCGCGACCGTCGATATTCTCGAAGACCCGTTTGAACAGCGTTGACTTACGCTCAATCGCCAGCCACTTGCGAAACATTACAGCCTCGAAGGATCGGTGATTTTAACGGACTGTGACGCGGGAAAGATCCCTATGCCCGTGTCGATCAGCTCCCGCTTTCCGTCGCGACTAAGTATCTCAGCGGGCCTGTCCGGATGCGCGATAGCGTAAGAACCATCGCCAAGCGGCATCGCAGCGCCTTCATACTTCAGCGCTTCCGAGGCTTCGATACGGTGCTGAAGGGCAGACCTGTCCGGGATACTAGGCTCCACTACGACAGGATCGAACGGCTTCGCAGCTGGATAGCTCATGCGCGGGATAGAGCGCTCCGGAAGCCCTACAGGCGTTGACGGCTCGAAGATCGCGTTGAACTCCTCGTTGGAGAGAAAGCGGAAGATGTCACGGCCGAAGAATGGCTCGCGGACCACCCAGGAGCCTTGAAAGACCTGTGTCCCTTCGACGTAAAGCGCTTTCTCCTTCGCCTTGTAACAGTCTTCTTCGAGCCCGAACAGCTCGATAACCTTCGCCGCACTGACGAGACCACCCTCATACTGAATGGCCTCAACAGTCTGCTTCTTTCTATGAAACGTTGCCATTGTCTAAGCACTCTGTTGTGAAAACAACCGTGCTTGGGCTGCGTCCTTCGCTGCTGTTGCAAGCGGCTGAGCGGCAGTAAGCGCGGTTTGTTGCGCCTCCTGTTCTGCCATGCGCTGCATGAGTTCGTCAAACTCTTCCGTCGTCAGCAGCCAGCGTGCGGGCATGCCGTGGATCTCGGCCAGATCCGGAACGATCTCGCTTGTCTTGAAGCGGAGCATTTCCTTCGGATTGACTTGCGCCAGCGGCACGACCTGTTCCAGCGTCCGCGAGAAACCTGTTGCCTCCTCAGCACGCTGAGCACGGGCAAGCGGACCGTTCGGCAGAACGTCGATCTCCCCGCGAGCCTGGGCAAGCGGTTCTGGCATGTCTGTGATGCGTCCGCGAGCGGCCAGAATGTCGATCTCGCGCTCCGTGACAGCTCCGCCGAATTCATCCATGAACTTCGAGCCATCAGGAGAGAGCAGGATCGCGCGCTCTTTCAGCCGCTCCAGCACTTCCGTAGCGGTCATGTTCGGGTTAGCAAGCATCATTTCGAACACACGCAGCAGCATGGCGTCTTTGATGACTTCGCCTGTCTGCGTGTCCAGCACCATAGCCGGATTGAGATCGCCTTCCCATTTCATCTGTTCGGCGAGCTTCGTCCCGTCTTCCGTGATGTAGCCACGGTTGCGGAAGCCTGGGCGCAGCGAGAACGGCATAAGCGCAGTATCGTCGGCAACGAGGAGCGTCGGGTCTGCCATGCGATTGGTAGAGCGCAGAATGCTCTTGCGCATCTCGTTGCGCATCTTGATATCTGCGAGCACCGTCTGCGCTGGTCCGCGTCCATATTTCTCATTGCTGGCCGTCGTGGCGCGCGCGATAGCGAACGGAAAGACGCGATAGCCTCCGGTTTGGATCAACGTCTTTTCGGCTTCCGCGATGTAGTGCGACGTGAAGCCCATGCTCTCAGGGCCACGGATACGAGGGTTGCGGCTGTCGTTCGGCGCGGTCATGTGCCAGAAGATAAACTCCTGGTTAGGCTTGTTCACAGCCGCGCTCTTTATCGTGTCCGGCAACACGTCGGCTCCGAACTTCTCGATAGCCTGATACGGCTTGTAATGCAGCTTGCGCAGCATATAGTTAACTTTGCCGTTCTCGGCTTCCCTCCACCATGTATAAGGCAGCGGCAGGCTCTTGTAGTTCGTCGGCCTGCCGGGATTGTCTTCGATCATCATAGCGCCATTGCCGAAGGCGACGCGGCTTGTGATGACTTCAGTTAGCTGAGACGCGAAGTTGCTCGCTGTCGCATAGCGCATATCGAACATATCGTCGCGAAGGTTCTCGCACCATTGCCGAACCTCAACGAACTTGCGGATAGAGCGCTCTGTCGCCTGGATCTTCTGGTACTTCTCCGAGCGCGGCATGTTGAGCGCCGAGAACACGGCAGCGCAGCGCTCGACAGCCAGCACGGCCATACTATCGAACTGCCATTCGGTCCGACGCTCTCCAGGCGTGTCGCGGCCTTGGAACCGGGCAGCGGACGGAACAATGCGCCTCCGGGTCTCTTCCCAGAGCGCGTCAAAGTTCGCGCGGTCTGCCTGCTCCGCCTCGCTATCCCGCAGGATGCGCCGAGCGATATCGCTGTCAGTATCAGCCATGGCCGTTCAAACGCCTTATGAAATCAGATGCCGACCAACCACGCATTCATTGCGCCGCCACCTGCCGAGAGCCGAGCGCGGCACGCGGGCAACAGAACCGTGAAGTGCAGATCGGTCGCGCCTGCCGTGATCACGTCGCCGTTGAGATCATGCGCCGCAACCCATGCGCCTGACGGCGTCTGGATTTCCAGGCTCGGCGTGCCGCTGAGATTGTCAACGAGAAGCGCCGCCATACCGCCGCGCCACGCAAAGCCCGCACTGGACGCTGTGCCTGCCGCAGAGAGCTGGACAACGTCGCCTTGTGCTGCTGATGTCATACGCCACCTCCAAGGGCTCTGTAGACGCCGACGCGGCCTTGTGGGGCTGCTGGCGTGGATAGACGGTTCGCGGCAGCGCCTTTGCGAAACCGGGTTCTGTCAGAGCTTACCTGCCGCTCTTGCGCCTCGTTGACGGTCGGCGGAGGCGGGGCAGGCGGAATGATCGGCGCTGGCTTGGGCTTTTCTACCCCAAATAGACTTTGCATTGCAGCCTCTACCAATAGTCGTAATCGTGATCGCTGTCGCGCTCCGGCTGTCGCTGACGGCTCTTATCCTTGCCGCGCAGGGTTTTGATCTCGCCCTTGCCGCAAAGGTAATATCCGAGCGCTTCGCAGACGTGCGAATATATGCTCTTTTCGGGAGCCGACGCAAACCTTTCCGAGCCCGCCACTTGCAGGCGTCGATAGTGCCACGCGCCAGACAAGCCCTTGACCAGACGCGGGCAGCGTCGGCGATTGATCAGGATGCCAGGGCGAGCGCGAACGTTGCGCAGCATGGGAGCCTTCAGCGCGTCGATCCGAAGTTCAGGATCGTTCGTCGGCGCGGCCTTGACCGGCAGACCGTAGCTCTTGAGGTGGTCGTAGTAGCTCTTCTTGTGGATGCCATCGCGCGCCGCGCCTGCCGGATCGCCGAAGAACTCCTCTAGCTCATGATCCGGGAATTCGGTCTTCAGCATGCGAACCATCTGTTGACCGAACTCAACAAGGCCGATCTCTTCGAGCGTCACCTCAGCATGAACGAGATAGATCCCAGACGGATGCATCTGGCATGCGAGCCCGGCAGGCGCAAGCGTGCCTGAGCCGACGTCGTAGCCGCCACCAATCGGCACGTTCGGCAGCACTTCGAGATGGTCAACGGCCATCTGTTCAAGGTTGAACTCAGGGATAACAGGCTGGCCATCAACTACAAACGTGAACTTATTTCGATAGTAACCGTCAATCCAACTCTGCGTTTTGCCAGAGACACGCGAGAGATAGTAATTCCCCTTCCCGAGCTTCTTGAAAGTTGGATCAAATGTCTTATCAATCGGAAGGTTTGGAAGGTTCTCCGCATTCGGGTTAACGGCCCAAGTCTTCCCGTTGAAGGTTGTTGCTGTGAGGTCTGGTCCGATCTCGCCGACATCCGGCTCCCCTGGCTTAGCCTTGAACACGCCTGCCTTGATCTCTTCGACTTCCGACAGTCCAGCAGGCTGCAAGAAGAACTCCCATCCTTCCGGAGGCTGCTCATACGCACGATAGAGCCAATGATCCTTGTCAGGCGGGTTGCTGTCGCCGATGATCCCCATGAAGGTAGGCATGACGCCGCCCTTCTTCATGCTGGGGTAACGGCCAATACGGTCGCCAGCAGCGTCCACAATCGGTCGCGGGATTTCGCGCATCTCGTTGAAATAGATCATCGTGCACTCATACGAGAGCAGCGCTTTCACTTGGTCGGGCCTATCGAGACTAAAGAACTCAACTTCAAAATGCAGAGAAGTTCCGTCTCCGAGGTCTGGAACGACAATAGAGTGTGAAATAGGCGCGGATCGGCGCAGCATTCCGCACTTTCCTTCGTCGTAAATGCCAAGCCAAGTTGCAATTGTCGTACGCCACAGCTCCGGCATACTGTTGCGAACGATAGCCAGCTTGAATGGACGGACGCCGTCATTTCCCGGCTCCTGGTTCATGGCGATAGCGTAAGGATCAACGCAGCACGTCACGGTTTTCCCAGAGCCAACAGGCCCCAGGATGATCCTCGTTCGCTTCCGAGAGTTGAAGAAGCGCCAGAGCGTCGGCGAGTGGTCGAAGGCGACATTGATCATTCCATCTTTGTCTATGCCTTCGACAATCTCGCCGTTTACCAGCTTAAAGCCTTCTGGAAGCGTCAGATCGATGGATTTAGCTGGTATCAGATGCATACTCTAGCGGCCTTCTCTGTCTTTACACGTCCATTCACCGTCTTGGACGTGGTATTGCGGCTTGTTTCGCTTCGAACAGTCTTCAATGCTGCTATCGTCGTGACATTCTGACTGCATGATCGAGAACGCGACCACGATAACCAGCGTCATGAACAAAGGGAAATTAGGTGATGCTACAGATCCGTTCATTTCAACAGCTCCAAACCTCTTAGAAAGTCTGCAAGCTGTCTGTATTCGATGATTTCAGCGCCGTAAGCAATAGCTAATTTGCGCTTTGACACGCTGATATCGTAGTGAGACCATGACGCATTCATTCCAGGAGCGTCGCAGGGCGGCCGTTGATGCCAGATACGGGCGACGCCGATACGCGCAGCCATCTTATGCAGCTCGGCGTCTGTATTCGCGAACATGTGACACATGATCATGCGCCCAAACGGATGCCGCATGGTATCCACATAGACGGTCATTCAAGCAATTCCTCGCCTCTGAGATAGTCTGCGTACCATTCCGCACGTTTCCGAGCGTCAGGACCGCTGAATATCACAGTGCAGCATTGCTTGCTACCGTCTCTCGCCGCATGCGAGACTTCCCAGGCTCCGCCGCGAACGTGGACAAGGCTATCAACGTCCGTGATAGCCCAGCAGGATACGCTCTCAGTCATCCGAACACCAGCCAGCCCAGGCCGAAGCCGACCAAGACGGCCAGCGCAGCATAAGCGAACAGCACCTTTTCGAAACCATCCATCATTTTAGCAGCTCCTCACCGTCTGCCTCGTCCTTCGTGATCGGAGGACGCACTACCAGACCGGCAAGGCGCTTAGGCCCGTCGTCTGGCTGCACTCCGCCATTGCGCACCATTGCGGCAACATCATGCCATTCGGCGACCTTCTGAAGCGCCCAGGCTTTGTCATGCATGACGATCTTCTTCGGATAGGTGAAGACCTCGCCGTCAGCCTTCACGCCGATACCGAACTCGACTGTCTTCACGGCGACGCGGACATGACGCGGAATGCTGTCCAACCCTTCGCCCTGCACAACCTGCACCTTCGCGATATCGCTGTGCGCTATGGCGAGGATGTCTTCCATGACAAACAGTGCGTCATAGCCCATGGTGGCCAGCTTCATGGCCTGAGCCTGCTTAAGCGTCTTCTGGAAGCCCTGGTCCCGAAACCAGCTCTGTGCCACGGACGGCCTTATGGCGAGCTGTGAGCACGTTCGAAAGAGGTCGCGCTCCCCGTCCGTGATGAATAGCAGGATGAACCGCCGTTGCTCTTCAGTGATCGCACTCACGCCAGCAGATCCTCACCACGCACAAGCTGCAAGAAGTCGTCCAGGCTCAAGGTTACGAGCCAGGGCGACCGATTGCAACGGTGCGCAACAACCGGCATCAGACCGCCAGCCTGGGCGTCTCGCTGGGCTTGCAGGTAGGCGTTCAGAACGTTCAGCCGCTCCACCCTCTTGCACTCCAGATGCACGCCGGGCAGGTCGTGCTTGATGTCCTGGCTTCCGTCCGTGCCGCTATACTGCTGGGCGCGCCGTGCCGCAAAGCCGCGCTCGCGAAGCTCTGCCGCAAGCTCGCGTTCGCCAGCCTTACCCTTCTGATTGCCGTTGATCATGTCTTACCCCTTCGATACGCTCAAGCTATGCCATGGCCCGAACGCCGCCGCAACCGCGCCATGGCTAGCGGCCGAGCGTCGTAGGCTACCGTCTTACCCTCCGGCAAGCCTCCGCTCGGCCGCGTTCCCTTCTAGGTTGAGAGCGAAAGTCACACAATCCTAGATAGAAGGTCACAAGTCCCCGGTCACAATGGCTGTTTTGGATATAGGCCGTAAACTGCATAGTGTTCCTTTGACAGGTATATATACCCCTATGCGTCTACCGGAATTCTTCTATACCCCTACCCCCTTTATAAATTGTGAACTGTGACTTAGGGTATAAAAGCGTTGATTTTTAAGGGTTTTTTCGGTCACATTTTCTGTGAAGTCCCAAGTCCAAAACTGTGACCTTCCAATAAGTTGTATGTCGTGTAAAGCAATCAACCTAGAGTTGAAATCAGATAATTGTTGCGAATACATATTTCAGGTTATATACAGACTTAAACAAAGGAGAACGCTTATGTCCACCGAGATCAACGACGCAGCCTTCAACGCTCTTAACGAGGTGCTTATCGTCTATGGAGTTCAGCCGATCCCCGAGCGGCACTACCTCCGCCAGCACTTGGATTTCTGGCTGAATGCCGACGCTAAGGCCAAACAGCCTAAGAGCACCACAAAGCAAGCGGAGGCCAATGTCTGGCTCTCGCGCATCTCTACCGAGTTCGTCGGCGCAGCGCGCAACGTGTGGCAAGTGCTCGGCTTGGATGCTGACGGAAACTTGTGGTGTCGTGTCATCAACGTTCATGATCGCTTTACTGGCAAGGCTGTCAAGTTTGATCGTCGCATGAGGCCGAAGGCCATTCCGAGCGCGCAGGACTTTCATTATTTCGTAAGGTTTTTGCAGGAGAGTGGTGATGACACGTCGGATCTCCGCAATGAGATGAAACTCACAACCGAAGGACTATTCTAGTGAACGATTACGAAGAGAAGACCAAGCCTTGCGACATCTGCGCTAATGGCATCATAACCATCCCAGACGGCAAGGGCGGCATTCATCAGGCTCCTTGTCCCCGCTGCAACGGAACAGGGAGACTGCCCAAATGACGTACGCCGTTCGGTACTACAGCTCTGAGAAGCTTCGTTTTGTGTTCACAGCCATCGGGAGCGACTATCGAACGGCGCGTACCATCGCGAACCGTCTCGAAGGTGACGTTATCAGCCTGTTCGATCCTGATATCTGCCTTATCCATGCCGTGCTGTGAAAAAGATCGTTGACACATCGTTTGAACGCGCCTAGAGAGATACCTGTCAACACGAACTAACAGGAACCCTCGCCATGAAGAAGCCAATCAAAGCCAAATATACCGGCCTTCCTCACCTGATCGAGCGCAAGTTCGCCGCCGATATGGACCGCTATGCGAAGTATCTCGAAGGCAAGGCCAAGCGCAACAAAGCCGCTCGTGACCGTAAGCGCGTCACCGTCGCCAAGCTTCAGCAGATCGCTAAGACGTCAAACCGCGCTATCGACTACACGCGCGAAGAGTGGCTGATGACCGCCATTCATCTGCTTCGCCCTATGTTCCTTGAGCGCGGCTACCAGATCCCTGAGAAGGTTCGCGCAACTGTCGGCTTCCCGTCTGTCGGCGGCCTGGGGACGCGTATCGGCGAATGTCACTGCCCGTCTACGTCAGGCGACGACACGGTAGAGATGTTCGTCTCTCCGCTCCTGGACGATCCTATCCGCGTCCTGGGCGTCCTGGTTCACGAACTAGGCCATGCCGTGCTCGGCGTTAAGGAAGGTCATCGCAACCGCTTCCGCAAGTTCTGCAAGGTCATGGAACTGGAAGGCAAGCCGACGCACACGACCGAGGGAGAGCCCTTCCGGAAGCTCTTCTCTCACGTGCTCGCCGACCTAGGTCCGCTGCCCCACAAGAAGCTTACCCCTAGCGTCAAGAAGCGTCAGAAAGGCCGGAACCTCAAAGTCGAGTGTCCCTGTTGCGGTTTCAAGTTCCGCGCCTCGAAAGCTCCGCTTGCCGAAATTGCGATGATCGAAGAAGGCCGCTATTATACCCATTGCCCTTCGCCGAAGTGCAAACAGCCCGATATCAACTACATCATGGAGGAGACGCCGAACGTCGATAGACTGAAATATATGATCCCGACGAAGATCTATCTCGATATCGAAGTTGAACAGGAAGATGGAGACGAGGAAGAATGATTTACGTTCGCTTACTATCCCGCCGCGACGCTTTCTCTGAGTGGAAGCGTCGCAATAGCTTCGGACAATACCGTCCGGGAACGAGAAGCATCAAGGAAGCTGAGGACAAGGCCTTCGCTGCTCTGGCCAAGTGGACCCTGATCGAACCGCATACAGAATTCCGGATCGAGACGTCAACCGAAGCCTGGAGTTGACGGAGAGGCCGTTCAGATGCCAAGGTGACGCCGAAGCATCTGAACGGCCTTGCAGAAGAGATCAACCGCTAGGCCCTCGCCGACCTCGCAGGAACCATATATGGCACAGCCCTCCGTCGATTGCAATGCAATCGAAGCCTTCTTTGACGCCTTCGCCGGGTCTCACCTCTTCCGCGCGGTTGACCACGCCGCCGACGACGCCAAGTCCTTCTATGGCGAGCTGTGGCAATTTCTCCCTGAGCTGCAAGCCCTGAACGCGGCCGGCTATTCCATCTACTTCACGGCGAACGATCCCGGCTCGCGTTACGCCAAAATCGACGCCTACCGGGAGCTGCGCTGCCTCTACCAGGACGCCGAGCCGGGGAAGACCACAGATCCCCGCGCAGAGCCCCAGATTTGCGGCCAGGACGCCCATTTCACCATCGAGACGAGCCCTGGCCGCTTTCAACGCTTCTGGCTGTGTGAGGCGATCCCCGTCGATATGTGGGAGCTTATTCACCGCCGCATGGTCGAATGGCACGGACACGACCACGAATGCGCGACGGGCCCCGCCCAGATCCTCCGCGCTCCCGGCTTCATGAACACCAAATACGCCGAGCGCCCTGTCTCCCGGATCGTCCACAATCGATCGTACCTTCCCAGGCTGACGCTCGCGGCTGTCGCTAAGCACTTCGCCTTTCCGGATGCGCTGGCCGCCACGGACGAGAACGCCTCCAACGCCTTCCAGAAGATGCAAACCGGGGACAGCGGAACGGCGCGCGTCTACGACATGCAGAAAGAAAAGGCCAAGCGCTCCCCGACAGCCGATCTCCGCAACAGAGAGGAGCAACAGAAAGCCCAGCTCCACGGCACGACGCGCAGCCAGATCCGCCTTGACGACGTCTTGGACGTCATGGCCAAGCTCAATCCCAGCATGGGCCGCAACGAGTGGAGGCGCGTCGGCGGAGCCCTTCATTACATGTTTGAAGGCTCCGATATCGGCCTGAACATCTTCGAGACTTGGTCCGGGCTCGGCAACAACTACAAGGGCGGCTTCGACTGCGTCGCGCTCTGGAACGGCCTGGACGCCGAGCATCCGCGTCCGACGCACTGGATTACGCTGAAGCAGATGGCGGGACAGGTCAAAGTCACGGACGTGGAGAAGGATCGCCTCCGTTCACCAGCGTTTGAACGGCTTAGGAGCGAGCTGGAGCCCTATATCGACTATCGCCCTTTGGCTATCCACTACAGCGACCGCAAGCGCACGGCCGAAGGGCTCTCGCAGGAGCTGGAGACGAACTCAAAGCAGAACTGCGAGGATCATCTTCGCGACCTTGGCATAACGGCGCGCTGGGATGATTTCGCCAAATGCGTTCGTCTGGACGGAGAGCGCATGACGAACGAGAGCCTTATCGACCTCTGGAGCATCGCACATGACCAGCGCTGGAGACCATCTCGCAACGTCCTGCGCGAGTTTGTCGAAGGTATAGCCCGGCAGGCCCCCTACAACCCCGCGCAGGACTACTTCAACAGCCTGTCCGGGAAGTGGGACGGCGTCTATCGCCTGGAAACCATGTTTCAGCGGCATATGGGAGCGCCGAACCGCCCTGCCGTCCGCGAACTCGGTCAACTGCTGTGCTACGCCGTGGTTCGCCGCGTGTTTCAACCCGGCTTCAAGTTCGATATGATGCCGATCCTTCAGGGACTGCAAGGGCTCGGCAAGTCGTCTCTGTTCGAGCTGCTGTGCCCTAATCCGGAATGGTTCCTGAATTCAGTCCGGCTTGATCTCGAAGAAAAACGTCTCTATACGCAGATCCAAGGGAAGCTGTTTGTTGAGTTCGGAGAGCTGTCGGGGAAGAAAAGCACCGAGATTGAAAAGATCAAAGCCTTCGTCACTCAGAAGAAGGACGAACTGATTAAGAACCACGCGACCGAAGTCTCTGAGTATCATCGGCTTGCCGTCTTCGTCGGCACCACAAACGAGCATCGCGTCTTACGAGATCTTACCGGGAACCGCCGCTTTCCTATCATCCCCGTGACAAAAGAACTTGACTGGGATGCGTTGAAGGCAGAAAGAGACCAGCTCTGGGCGGAAGCCGTGGCCTGGGAGGATCTAACGTTAGACCTCCGTCTCTCCCCGGAGGCTGTCAAGGATATGGAGGCGATCCAACAGACGCGCATTGACCGAGACGTGACAATCGAAGAGATGTTCGATAAAATCAATGCGTTCGAAGAAGGCTTCATCCATCGTTCGCAGCTCTGGAGCGCGTTAGGCTTCGGCGACGAAAACGGCAGGGATAAGAAGCTCCAGGCGACAGCACGCTACGCGCTGCAAGATCTGGAAAAAATGCTGCGTCATGCTGGCTGGACGATAGGCGAAACATCGAAACACGACCACGGCAAAGGAAGGGGGCACTTCAGAAAGAAAGGTCGTCATCTCGTAAAGGAAATCGTTTACCAGAACGGCCAATTCCGCTACAAGATCGACCTACAGGAAGAAGCAGACGAGCTGCTAGACTGATCAACAGCAAACCTCACCGAAGGAGACTGACATGGAAGACAGAATGAACAGCCAAGCGATGGAGAGCATTGGATCTGCTTTCCGTGGCGCGATGTACGGCATGGAGATCGCCATCAACTCGCTGCCGCACGGAACCGAGCACGCGCACCGCAAAGAGGCTTTCGACAAACTCTCGCAGATCGCCGGAACCTTGCTCGCCGACTACGACAACAACGTCTATGAGCGCCGCGCCTTGCTCGAAGAAGTCGATAAGCTGCGCCGCGAAGTCGAAGCCCAGCGCATCCGGCAGGAATATCGCGACGCAAGGGAAGCCAGCCTCGAAGAGCTGTACATCGCCCAGCGCAGCCTCGCTCTGAAGGCCACTCTGCAAGTCTCGAAGATGGAAGAGCGCTACCAGGAAGTGCAGCGCTTCGCCAAGACCCTGGAAACGATGAACCAGCGCCAGCGAAGCGCCTATGCCGATCTGGAGGGGATGCACGAGAACCAGCGCCAGACCATTATCGGCCTGAAAGAGGAGAACGAGAAGCTTCAGAAGGATTTGCAGACCGTCTTCAATCATAAAGACAACAACGCCGAACAGAAAAAGGCTCTGCGCAACGAAATCGTGTCAATCCGCAAGGTCGCGAACCGCCGTCGTCATGTTATCGATGAAGCAAGGCGGTTCATTATCGACTTAGTATCAGGGCAAAACTATAGCGACGTCGTAACGAAGATGCTCGGCGAGACGCTGAATAGGATGGAGAAAGCGGCGAAGCCGATCAACTACACACTGGTTCTCGCGGACCAGGACGAGCCGGAGCTGTTGACGCAGAAAGCCGAGCCGGACGCAATTGAAGCGCTCGGCAAGAAGGACCACGTCTTCCCCGCCGTCGATTACAACGGCGGCGACGTCGATCCGCTCTGCGAGGTCTGCGGAACCAAGTGGAGCGACACGAGCCCGACAAGCGGAAAGCCCTTCTGCGAGCCCCAGGACGCTGACGAGAACGGCGTCAACAAGCAAGCCGAGATCGCAACCGTAGCCGAAGCTATCCAAGCCGCCGAGTAGTCTATGAAAACGCCGCGCTGGTATCAGACGGAGGCTGTCAATTCTGTACAGCCTCCGGAAGGGAAGAAGCTTATCGTTGTCCCGACAGGCGGAGGTAAGAGCCTTATCGCGGCAATGCTCTGCGTCAACGAAGCCATGTTCGGCCGCGTGCTGGTTCTGACGCACGTCAAGGAGCTTGTACAGCAGAACGAAGCTGAGCTGAGGGAGAACGCTCCGGAGCTGGACGTCGGCGTCTGCTGTGCGGGACTGAAGCGCTACGAGTATGACGCAGACGTAGTTATCGCCAGCATTCAGAGCGTCTACAAGAAGCTGGAGGACTTCGACGACGTCACGCTGATTATCATCGACGAATGTCACCGCATTACTCCTGTCGGCGGGAAGATGTATCGTTCCGTCCTGGAGAAGTTTCCCGGCATCCCCGTAATCGGATTGACCGCGACGCCGTTCCGTTCAGGGACAGGATACCTCCACAAAGGGGAGCATGCGATCTTTGACGAGATCAGCTACGAGATCAAATACCAGACGCTGGTAGACGAAGGCCACCTCGTGCCGTTCGCGAAGCTGGGCTCTGAGCTGGCTTATTCCGACGAAGGTTTGCACATGCGCGGCGGAGAGTTCGTTCAGAACGAGCTGGACGAGCTGGCGCAGGACAACGCCAAAACGAAGAAGATCGTCGCGCAGATCGTCGAGAGAACGGTTGACCGCTGGGCTATCCTGGTGATCGCCATCAATGTGCGGCACGCCTACGTCATGCAGCAGGAGTTTGCGAAGCATGGCGTCATGGCGAACGTCGTCCACGGTGAGATGGACGCGACCGAGCGCGACAACGCCACGGAAGCCTTTCTCGCGGGCTTGTATCGCGTGGAGATCTCTGTCGGCATCCGCACGACAGGCTTCAACTATCCCGCCCTTGACTGCGTCGTGCTCTGCCGCCCTATCGGCTCGCCGGTTCTGTTCATTCAATGCGGTGGACGCGGGACGCGGATCTATCCAGGCAAGATCAACTGCCTGCTGCTGGACTACGGCGGGAATATCTCTCGCTTCGGTGAATTCGGTTCCCCTGAGATCAGGGAGAAAGGCAACTCCAAGGATAGAAAACTCTGCCCCAAATGCGGGGAAAGCAATTCGATGCAAGCTCGTAAGTGCAGCGCTTGCGACGCTCCATTCGAGAACATGTTTAAGAACTGTCCGGAATGCGGGACGAAGGTTGACCGGACGACGCAACACTGCAAGGAATGCGGCTACTACTGGCCGATCAACGAAGACGGTCTCGACGAAGACGGAAAGACGATCATCGAGAACAAGGCCGTCTGGGTCGATCTCCGCAATACCACATTCCGCGTACACAAGCCCCGAAGCACTCACGAACTGGAGGAAAAGCCAGAGTGCTTTGTCGCAATGCACAAGACGGTTGACGGCGCTACGGTGCAGGAATATGTCTTTCCGGAAAGCTTCGCTGCGCGGCATGCATTCGAGAAGTGGTGGAGGACGCACAACGGAAAGCTTCCCGTGCCGAAAACAGCCCGCGACGCCAGGGAGCGCAAACAAGAATTAGTTTTACCGAACCAAATACATGTGATACGAAAGGGCAAGTTCTTTAATTTTCTCGCAAGGAGGTTCCCATGACCGAGAGAGATAAAAAGGGCTGGCTTGCCGTCGTATTCTGGCTCGCGCTGCCCTGGGTTGCTGGCTATACCGTCAACCTGCTGTTCTGAGTTAATACCGGCTTAGGGAGTGAAGTCCTAGCGCGCACCAGTGCAATTCTGGAAGCCGGTTCCATCCTAACCACAACTGGAGACTGACAAAATGGACGTTACGAGCATTCAAGTCGAAGCCGGGTTCACCATGAACGCAGGCGATTACCAGTCCGTCAAGGCAACCATTGCCATGCGCGCCGAACTCGGTCGCGGCGAGGATGTGGACGCGGCGACCTCCGAGCTGCGCGCCAAGGTCATGCAGCATCTGATCGGCACGGCGACCTCTGCGCATCCCGACGCCGCTCGGAAGCTCCTGGCTGGCGGGAAGGGTCAGGCTGCTATCGCCGCTCCCAAGACCGAAACGGCCGCCACGGACAAGAAGAAGCCGGGTCCGAAGCCCAAGGAAAAGACCAACGGCTCCGAGGCGCTGCTGTCGGACACGGAAGACGGCATGAACGTCGGCGGTCTGGATAAGGAAGACCAGCTCGGCGCGGAAGAGCCCGGCTTGGGCGGCGACGAGGATCTGCTGGGCGGCGAAGAGGTCGTCGAGATCACGCGGGAGAGCCTGACGGCCAAGCTGCGCGACGTTCTCAAGGCCAAGGGGCAACCGGCTCTGACGCAGCTCTTCAAGAAGGTCGGCTCGGCGGATCTGAAGTCCACGCCCCAGACCAAATATCAGGAACTCTACGCGCTGGCCGTCAAGGCTCTCGCGTAAGGTTGACGTGCACTATCTTCGGCGGATAGTGCACGTCAAGGGCTCCGTCTCGCTACGGCGGAGCCCAGATCAACCGAACTCGCAACCGCAGGAGACTTCAGCATGCCACACACGAAACGCGGCTTTCCTCGCGCCGACCATCCGCAAGAGGAATTCTGCTCCACATGCCACGGTCGGAAGACAATCACCAGATTGACCGGCTACAAAGACGCAAACGGGAACCCGACTGTCGAGACGGTCACATGTACCGATTGCGGCGGAACTGGGAAGGCGAAGTAAGCCGATGGACCGAGAGCTTAAACTCGGCCTTGCCATCTTCGCGTTTAAGATCGCGGCGGGCTGCATAGGCTTCGCGATCTTGACCATTCTTCAGAACCATTAAGGAAACGCAGATGGACTACGGCGTCAAACCGGAAGAGCGGATCGAAATCCTGGAGCAACAGAACCGCATGCTCCGCCGCTGCATGTTCCATACCGTTCGCATGGCTGGCGGACAGATCGCTATCTCTCATGTCGATCTCGTTCACTACAGCGAGCTAGACGAGGTTCTGAACTGGTACTATGACCAGGATAAGAACGCGACGGTATGGACCGCGAAGCCGCTGCCGAAGCCTGCTATCGTCTACGGCAGCGGCGAGCCCGTCAGGCTGAGCTTGCGGGAAGTTCTCTCCACCTATCGCATTATCTTCGGCGAAGTTTGGAGAGCGTTCAAACACTGGAAGAAGGAGCGCAAAGACCGTGAGCGCGCACACTGAGAAAAAGCCGCTACTGGATTGCTTTGGCGAGCTGCCGGAGCTGGCTGTCTTGATCATTCACCAGCTCATGATCAAGCTCAATATCACGAAGTTCGAAATCGGGCGCGAAATGTCGGAGGCTCTGGAGGGTGAAGACGGCGACGCCTACCTCCAGCGCTTCAAGACGTGGTTGTCCGAAGACACGAACACGCTTTATTTCGAGATCGAAGACCGTGACCAAGCTCCCCTGTGAAATCCAGGAGCTTCGAGACTATAGGCGCGTCGTGTGCACTGCGTGCGGCGCGTCCTGGCATCTCAACATTCGCCCTGAAGCTCGCGAATGTCCCTACAAGCTCCAAGAAGTCCCGAGAGATCCCGGAGGCTACATCTTCGCTGCCGCGATCCTGGGCTTGATCGCCGCGTTCTTCATGCTGCTAGGCTGGCTCTTCTGATGAAACACATAAAGCTCTACGCGCCTAGAGCGAAGGAAGGCGAAGCTCGGAAGAAGATCGGCGAAGGCTTCGTGTCATCCGACCTCTCTTACCAAGTCGAAGCTGGCCGAAAAGAGTTCCCTATGTATCTTCGGCCACGCATGCGGACAGAAGACTTGAGACGGCGCGGTGCTGTGCCGATCTCTGAGAAGGCAAACATTATCACCGCGAACGTCGTCCGGATCTATCGCGAAGGAAAGTTCGTCCATTGGCTGGCGGAGATCCGAAACGAAGCCGACCGCGAGACGATCAAGAAACACACGGGCGACTGGATAGGGAGTTGATATGGAACGGGACACGCATAGCCGCTTTGCGCCTTCAAAGTCAGATCGCTGGGCGAATTGCCAGATCTCCTTGCTGCCGGTTGCCTCTGAACACTTCGTCGCTGAGGTTGACCGTGAAGACGCGTCGCTCGGCTCTGCGTGTCACGCCCTTTCCGCTGCCTGTCTCAATGAACGAGTGCAACCGGCTGACTTCCTGTTCGAAGACCGTCAGTTCCATAAGATGGACGTTACTGTCGGCATGGTCGAAAGCGCTTCTGTCTATCTGAACTACGTCCAGGAAGCTTACATTGATCGCGGCTACGAGTGGTATGTCGAGCACCACGTCGAAGCGCCGTCCATTCACGAAGACTGTTACGGGACGACGGACTTCCGCGCCTTCAGCGAGATCCGTAAACACCTCGTCATGGTCGATTACAAGTCCGGACATACGCAGGTTGACCCGACCACATACCAGCTCGCAATCTACGCAAACGGGGAGCTAGAGACGCTTCTCGATATGGGGTACGAGATCGAGACGATAACCTGCGTCATTGTGCAGCCGACCAACGAAGCCGATCCGATCCGCGAGCACAACTACACGGTTAAGGATCTGCGCAGGATCGCAAGGAAGCTCAAGGAAGCCACCAAAGGCCACGCGGCAAAGGCGGGAGAGTGGTGCAAGTACTGCCCGCATGCGCATTACTGTGACACGCTGGCGAGCTATGCGAACGACGTGCTGCCTGGAGAGCTGCACGGCAAGGAGGATTTCGACGAAATGGTGCAGCGGCTGACGCCGGGATTGCTGGCCGAAATCATGGATCGCCAGCCCGTCGTCAATATCTGGTTCGCCGCTGTCGCAAGCTGGGCGTCGCAGCTCGCCATGCTGGGAACCGAGATCCCCGGCTACGAGCTGAAAGACGGGCAGGGACACAGACGCTATGTTGACGTCTCGAATGCAGAAAGTGTCTTGAAACAAGAGTTCGGTGATGATATCTACGAACCGAGAGAACTCAGAAGCCCCGCGCAGATTGAGGCTATCTGGCCGAAAGCGAAAGCTCTCATGAAAGGCCGTCCGGGGAAACCTGGGCTCACATACCGCCCACAGCTTGGGCCTAGGTTGAAAAGGAAAGGTGAAAAAGATGACTGACATTGACGTTTATGCCGAGACCCGCGCCACCATGGACGCCGACAGCGCTGCCTCCTACCTGTCGATCACCGTCAGCACGCTGAAGCGGCTCGTTCGCGAAGGCAAAGGCCCCAAATACGCCCGTATCTCCCGCGTGCTGTCGTTCCGCAAGTCGGATCTCGACACATGGCTGGCTGCGCAGTTCGACAAGACGCCGAAGAAAGCGGCGAAGCGCGCTTCGAAGGCCGACCCGCTCGCGGCGTAAACAGCTCCCAGCAAGAGAGGCGAGTTGCGTTTAGTTGCGTAATGAGTTAGTTTCGAGTTTGAGCCTAGCCTGTCCCGAGCAACGGTAAATCGGCGTTCGCACCGTCTGGTTTGCTAAGCGAGCCGACAGGCTAGTGCTCAAGATCCCTCAGCGTATCCGTCCGGAGGAAAACAAGACGGAGATAACCATGTTAAAACTTGAACAGGATTTCGCAAATGTCGAAGTGTCTCACGCCTGAATTCCGTTGCTCCTTCTTCGATCTCTTCGAACCCAAAGTCGGCTTGTCCGACGAAGGCAAGGAAGGAAAGCTCGGCTTCCGTCTCGATATGCTCTTCCCCAAGACGATCAAAATGTCCGATCTTCGCGACATGGAGAAGCTGTATAACGACACGGTTCCGCAGGAGTGGAAGGCTGGCGGCGTTCCTTACCGCACGTTCAAGGAATGCTTTATCAACGGCGACAAGAAGAAGCAGGACAGCCGCAAGGGTTGTTGGATCTTGCGCGCCCAGTCGGGAGCCGACTACGCCCCGCGCCTGCTCCTGGAAAACAAGGCCGTCGCCAAGAAGGGCGAGATCTACGGCGGAGCCTATGCCCGCGCGATCCTCTCCGCCTTCCCCTGGACGTATTCTCGTAACGGCGTCGTCGTGAAGCGCGGCGTTTCCTTCAACCTTCTGACGGTGCAGCGCACGCGGCCTCCGCTCGCTGACGGCTCGGATCGCTTCGGCCGCTTCGTGTCTGCGGAGGAGCAGGACGAGCTTCTTGACGCTGCTCCCCTGGCCATTGAAGAAGGTGAAGATCTGCTAGCGTAGTTCCTCCCCCGAACATCCCCGTACGCTAGCTATGGCCCCTTGTTGTCGTCATGATAGGCAACAAGGGGCCTTTTTCATAGGTGCTTCACAATGGTTGATTTCAAGAAACTGCGCCGCGCTACGAGCTTTATCGGCGTTGACTTCGAAGGACAGTCGCTTCTCGATATTTCCGACGTCGGCGCGACGCAATACGCTGCGCACCCTTCGACGGATATCCTCTGCCTAGGCTTCCAGAAGCAGAAGGACCGCGACAGCGCAGCCGATATCTGGACGCCCGACTTCAACGAGTTCCCGGAAGAGCTGGAAGACGCTGTGCGCTCGGAGGAGTGGACCTTCGTCGCTCATAACGCACAGTTCGATTGGACTTTCTGGAGGCTCATGTTCTTGCAGGGCAAGATCCCTGTGCCACCTCCGAAGCATTGGATCTGCACGGCGCAGCGCGCTTCGACGAACGGCCTGCCGCGTGGCCTGGACGAGTGCTGCGCCGCGCTCGGTCTGCCGGGCAAGGATAAGGACGGTCGCGCGACGCTCATGCGCTGGTGTAAGCCGTTCAAACGGGGTAAGAGCGTGACCCTGACGCCGCGCTCCGAGATCCCCGGAACAGAACAGCTCAAGATCTGGAACTATAACCGCACTGACATTAAGCGCATGTGGCAAATCATGGACCGCACGCGACCCGTAAGCCATGAGCAACAACGCTATTGGGAGCTGGACTATCTGATTAACCAGCGCGGTTTTGCTGTCGATTTCGCCGAAGTCTCGCTGATGATCTCTCGTCTGGAGGAAGCACAAGCCGAGCTGCGCGTGAGAGCTTTCGATCTGACAGGCGGAGAGCCGATCAACCTCAACTCTACTGATCATCTGCACGCTTTCTGTGCTCGCCACCTCTACCCCATGGCGAAGATGGACGCGCATCATATCCGGCTCGCCCTGTCAGATCCTGACTGTCCGGAGCCGGTTAAGGATCTGCTGGCTATGCGGCAGCTCGCGGCGCTGAAAGCCAGCAGCAAGTATGCGGCGTTCCGCGACAGAGGCATGATCGAAGGGGCCTTCCTGATAATCCGTGACTGGGGCGTGGTGGACGGCGCGCATACCGGCAGACACTCAGCGAAGGGCTTCCAGGCGCAGAACCTGAAGCGCGAGATCTGCTCCCAGGAGGAAGTCGAAAGCCTGCTCTACGACCCGCTAGAGGTCACGCGGCTGCTGTATGACGAACCGCTGCGTCTGTCCGGAATGGCTGTGCGGCCGATGATCCTTGCGCGCAAGCCGGAGCACGTGCTGTTGATCGGCGACTTCTCCCGGATCGAACTCTGCGTGCTGATGTGGTACGCGAAGGAATGGAAGGCGCTCGAAGATCTCGGCAACGGCGTTGACCTCTACAAGCGGCTGGCGTCCATCGTCTACGAGAAGCCGGAAGCCAAGATCACGAAGGAAGAGCGCCAGCTCGGAAAGACAGGCGTGCTTGGGCTCGGCTATGGCCTGGGCGAAGGCGGCTTCGAGACGCAGCTTGAGCAGAAATACGCCGTCAAGCTCGCGGAAGGCGTTCCCGGCAGGGCCGTAACCGGCTACCGCGAAGAGCTGTTCCCTGGGGTTCCGCGCTTCTGGCGCAAGCTCGGTGACGCCATGTTCCAAGCCGTGATGAATATGGGGACGCCGTACAGCCTAGGGCCTTTGAAGATCGTCGCCAGCAAGGATCAACTGGTCATCGCCCTGCCGGACGGCTCAAAAATCCGTTATCAAAAGCCATACATTGAAGGCCGCGACGTCTTCTACTGGGGCGAAGACAGTAAGACGCATCAATGGGTTCCAATTAAGATCTGGGGCGGAGCTGCAACGGGTCATGTCGTCCAGGCCACAGCGAACAGGCTCCAGCGCTGCGCAGCCTTCGATCTGACAGCGGCTGACTTCGATATCGTGCTTCATGCCCATGACGAATTGGTTTGCGAAGATATCCCGGAACGTTTAGAAGAGTTTGAGCACGTCATGAGCATGCGAGACAACAGACGGCCATGGATGGAGCGCATGCTTATCAAGGTGGATGCCGTCGCAACGAAGAGATACAGGAAATGAGCCAGATAGATTATGATGTTGCAGCTAAAGAGCTATTCGCATGGCTTATCCGTCACGCAACAGAGCCAGAGAGGTACGAGAACGCTGGAGACTTGCTGCGTGGCTTCTCGGATTACGTATACCGAACCCCAGCTCCGCGCGCAGGATCGGAACAGCATAGCGCTGACGCGCTGTTTCAACATTTCTTGAAGCATTCTCTTCAGTACGCGACAACAAAGAGACAAGCGAGATTAGATAGACCAAAGACGCTCGATCCCGACTATCAAAGCACCATAACGCTGTCCTGCAACAGAGAAACAGATCGTCTCGACAGATTGCTAGTCGTGTTTCGAAGGGCACAACAGTTCGCGACAGCTAGAGAAAGGAAATGTTTAGACGGAATACACATCGCGAGATCTGATCTCGGAGAAATTCTTAATCGAACGCTAATCTCTCTCCATGATCACAAAGGCTGTCTGACTGTCCGCTGGACTGTGAGAGCCGCGCGCTCAATCAAAGGCAGCGTAATGCAGACCCTTATCCATTGTCTAGAAACAGCATGGATAGAACAGAACGAAGAGACCGTCTGTCATCTCGACGCGAGAGGTAACCATCTCTGCGGCGAGCAACCGTATTGGCGAGGTGACGAAGGCCCCTGCGACCCGAAACTCTACACGAAAGATTAAAAGCATGGAAGAGATCGACAAATACGAACTGATTTGGGCTGTACCTGAGTACCGCAGGGTAAGCCCGGCTGAAACCATCCTGCCCCACATCAACCGGCTGCTTCCAGGATCTGGGACGCTGATTGACTGGGGATGCGGAACCGGCAGAGCGACTTACGCGCTCAAGAAGACGGGACGCTTTAACGTCGTCGGCGTGGACATCGCCTACAATGCGCTGGACGAGGTCATGACGGACGAGTTTCCGTTCATCGTGTCCAGCTTCGACATGCTACCGCGCAATCTGCTGCGCTGCGACTATTCAATCTGTGTCGATGTGCTGGAGCATCTGCCGCCTGATCTGCTTCCCGGAGCTATCGGCCTAATCTGCGACGCTACGGATCGCGTTGCCTTGATCCGCGTCGCGAACTTCCCCGAGAGCTACGGAGCGTTGATCGGCGAAGAGCTGCACCTGTCTCTGCATGACGCCGCGCAATGGGAGAGATTGCTTGCGCGGCGTTTCCGGAAGGTTAAACGGGAGTGGCTGGACGAAGACGAGAGCCCCGAGCGCTACACGTTCGTCTGTAGCAACTAGGTTCGCTTCAAGAAGCCAGCGAAGAGCGGAAGCCAGCGGTCAAGCATCAGCTTCACAGTAATGCCGACCATGCCTCCGCCGACCGTCTGGATAACCGTCCCTGTGTCTGGCGTGACGTAGCCGAGAGTAGGCAAAATCACGCCAGCACAATACACGGTGATGCCGATAATCGTCTTCCAGCCCTTCGGTAAGAACCGATCGATAAACAGGCTCGGAGGCTGCACGGGCTCTACCGGCTGCACCACGACAGGGGCAGCGGCGGGAACCGGCTCTGGCGCGGCCACAGGAGCCTTTGCAGGCGTCTCTTCGAGCACGGGCACAGTCAGCATGCCGACAAGCTCCTCCGCCTTCTGGAGCGCTCCCACAAGCTGGGAGATCGGCGTCGCCTCCAGCTTGTCTTTGACATCCTGCGCAGCCGGAGGCGTCCCCAGAGCTTCAGCCAGAGCCCGCACAGCCAAGCTCGGCAGCGGTCCGGCGATTGCCCTAACCAGGTTTGGAACCAGACCCTCGAAGGGCTGTATGCTGCTGGCGAGTTCTTTCGTTGCCATGTCGTCGTCCTTATGTTCGGTTTGCACAGCGCCCAGCTCAATGAGCGCTTTCAGGATCGCAGCCGCGCCGCACTGCTGGGAAACTGCCGTTGCGCTGTATAGGTCATCTTCCACATACTTGCCTCTGGTGTACAGCGTCGTGAAGCTCCACACGTAAGGAGAGTTCACCTTATGCTGAGCGTAGCCGAAGCCGTTATAGCTCTCCCAGAGATAGAGACAGTGTGGAATAGACCAGTCGCGAACTTTGTCAACTCCCTCCAGGCGCAGGGCGTCGATTGCCCCTTCCTCGAAGCTCCGGAAAGGACCGCGACCCTTCGGCTTGATCGTCGTAACCTGACTGAGCCGCTGGCCGTTGCCCAGATACCTGTCGAAGCGCCCGCCAGCTTCGAGATTGTGCACGACCGCGATAAAGTACCACGGACAGCCGATCTTGGCCGCGATAGTCTCGTAGCGAGCCTTGTTGACCAGCAGCTTCCGCGCGACCGAGAGCGCTGCCGCTTTCCGTTCCGGACGGATCTCCGCCTCCGCCCAGAGGTTCGCATAGCCACGCTTCGCCTGTTCGTAGATCACTGCACTACTCCTTTCGCGTAAGTCGCTCCCGGCTCGGAATAGATACATTTCCATGCCGGGTTCGCGATCTGCGTGCGAAGGCAGTCCATGATCCAATCTTGCCGAGAGAACGCAAGATTATTCGGCTTTGTGATAGTCTCCGTAAGCGACTTCACTGTTTCGGCCAGAGACTTTACGTCGCTGCTGACTTGATTGATCTGGCCGTATATTTGCGAACGCTCATTTGACAGCGTCCATGCTCCGTAGACAAGACTGCCCACGATAACCGCTACTAGCGAGAGCGGTATCCATGTCGTAGCGGTTCGAAGTTTCAATTCCTGCTCCGGAGACATGCCCGATTTCGCTCTCTGCGACCTTTCGTCCATAGCAGGAATTCCTCGTTTCGTCAGTCGCTTACCTTACCAAATGCACCTAGGAAATTGGTTTAAGGCTTTTCCTCTTGCGGAAAGGTTCGCGAAGGTTTATCTAAGCTGCGCACGCCACAGAAAGGAACAGGACACATGACGCGCTTTATTTCATGGATCATTCGTCAAGTCGAAGCCTGGGAAGACTACCGCGATCCCGATTGGAAGCGGTAGCCTCCAGATTACGACCGAGATCCGGTAACGGCCTTTATCTCGTCTTCCGACAAACCAAGCGCCGCAAGCTTCTCCATTGCAGAGGTTTGCAGCGCTTCCTGTCTCTGACTTTCCGCGACTTTTTCCGCCTTAGCCTTCTGGGCTTCGGCGACCTCAGCTTGACGCGCAAGTATTTCGCTGTCGCTCCAAGCAACGTCGATTTCCAAGCACATGCGCGACACGTATCCACCCGCGCGAAGGCCGTCAATCTTGGCTTGATCGACGACTTCGCTAAGTGAACCGTCTTCCCTCTTCTCGAATAATCTTACCTGTCCAGCCATTTTGCTTTCCTCTTATGCGAACCCATAAACTCTGTACAGTCCACCCGCGATATTCCCCGCGCTAAACAAGAACCGAACCGCATCCAGATCTTGCGCCGCAAGTCTAACTCCCGTCGTGTGAGTGACAGTGGCTCTGTCAGCAGGGAGATAGTAAGACGCTTGCGTGTGGATATTCTGGAAATGCGTGGTTGACGATGGCTCATACAGAGTAATTTCGGCATTAACGCCGCCGTCCGAAGCAACGTTGCTGATACCAGCAGAACCAACGCCATCGCCAGCAAACTCAATTCGACCCAATGCGCTAGAGTTTGCTTGCCGGACGTTGCCGCTACTGTCCATGCCCTGCATAATGAAGGCGTAGTCTGATGCTCCGCTGTCGTAGCTGCTTCCTCCGTTGGTGGAAGTGCGCATCCACAATTCTTCGTCATTCGTGACCGGAAACACGTTTTCCAGAAAGATTTTGATAATCGGGAACGCGCCGATAAACGAAGACAGAACGATATCAAGCGAAGCCTGATTGGAAACGGAACCGGCTGCGAGAAGCGTGCAACCAGGGAATTGCCACGACGGATTAGCGCCGCCACCATTGGTGCGCAGCATTTGCCCGCTGGTTCCCGGCGCAAGATTGTCCCATGTCGTCGCGCCGCGATAGATGATAAGTCCTTGCGATGCTCCACCCATATCCAGGACATTGGAACGTGTCATCTCCTGGACGTTGCCGACGCCCGCTGACTGATTGCGACCGAGGACGCGCGCTTCCGCAGAAACCTGCTGCATCTTCGCATAAGTCACGGCGTTGTTGTCCAGGTTCGCCGTGGCGATGGAGTTCAACGTCGCGAGAGAGCCCAAACCTAACGTTGTCCGCGCAGCCGCTGCCGTCAGATCGTCCAGCATCGTTTGCATAAAGGGCGAAACGATCAAAGCCCCAGGGCTGGCGACAGACATATTCTCCAGTGCGTCGCCTGCCGCGTTCCAGCGAAGGAAGAGCAGCGGGTCCGGGTTCGGCAACTGGAGACCCGTCAGCACAGAGCTTTCCGGGAGCAGCAGCGTACGCCCTAGCTTCTCGTTCAGACGATCAAGAAGCATGACAGCGAGATCGGCCGCTCTTTCGTGCGTCGCCGAAGGGAACGGATCGCTGCGCGGCCACTCGATAAGCTGCGAGATCGGAGGATCGCGCGTCAGCGTCAGGATCTCGCTGTCCCCGTCGTCGATCCCGTCTCCCGCGACAGGAGCAACAGTCGCTATCGTGGCGCTGGAGAGGTCAGCAGCGAGAGAGACTGTGTAATCAGTCGTGAGAGTAAGCACAGTATCGACGCCAAGCGTATTCGTCTTGACGACGTTCAAGTGTGTCTGATCGTAAAGCTTGAAGTTGAACGCAAACGGCCCTGTTGTTCCCGTGCCGATATAGCGAACCCTTGCAGTCCCTGCTGGTACGGACATTAGAAAGCCCTCATATTGTTCGGCGAAAGGTCAACTGGATACTTCAAGAATTCTATGCCCTGCGTCTGCTTCAGACGGCGCTCGGTTCGCCTGAGGTAGCCAGGGCTCGCCATCTCCGTCAACCCGTTCCATACCAGGAAATCCAGCGCCATCTTGGTATAGAACATATTGGCGAATGGTGTCATGCCCCGGACGAAGGACAGCAGCTCGCCAGACGGGTTCTCTCCGCTGCGCGCCGCTTGATACGCCCGCATGAAGCTCTCGACAGAGCCGACGTTCGGTCCCAGCAGGTAGGCCGCGACGCTCTGCCCATGCCGTCCCAGCTCGCCGAACATGAAGTCTCCAATCATGCTGGAGGTTCCTGCGCGCGTCAGCCCTGCGAGGATCGCCCTTCCCGGATCGTTGTCCCACTGGCTGAAAGGATCTTGCCCCTTGAAAAGCTGGTTCATGCCGTTCGCCAGCACGCCCAGCACAGCGCCCGTGATCGCGTACTCAGCAATGCCCGCGACAGCGCCGAGCCTGCCTTGCCCGCCGTAGATCTCGCGTCCCCAGGTTCGGCGGAAGTTCGCGACCATGAATGACTTGAATTGCGTGATTAGCCGAAGCGTTACGCCGAGAGCGGAGCCGGGAGCAGCCCCCTGGTAGAGGATCGCCTTCTCCGCAATGCCGGGATTGAGGACGCCGTAATCCATGCGGTCCGCATAGTACGAATAGAGACGGTTCGCCATCTCTTCGCGAAAGGTGTCGTACTCGAAGACGACGCCCGTTGCGGCATTGTAAGCCGAGATTGCCGCGTCAGGAATGTTATAGGCATCTCTCGGCGTCAGAAACGTTCCACCTTCGACGCCCGTCGTCCATTGCGCACGCATCAACGCGTTCCACTCATGCTCGCCAATGTTGAAGGCGCTCATGATACGCTGCTCCGCCGTGTCCAGTGCTCCCCAGAACTGCCCGTGGAAGCTGCCCATATGCCGAGACATCATATGGAGCAGCCCGCCGCGCGCCCGGTTCGTCAGCGCCTGGGCTCCGGAGTAGCGGAAGAAGATATCCTGAAGCCTGTTCAAACGCCCCGTGAAGCCTCCGAGCTGGCGCGGGTCGTGCAGCTCCAGATCCGCGTTGTATTGAGCCAGCTCGCCGTCGAGATAGGCTCCCAGCAGATCCGCGACCTGACGCTTCTCGCTGTTCATCCCGCCGCGAAAGTACGCCGTCAGCCCCGACGTCATGCGGTCGATAAAGCCGACGCCCTGGTAGCGCAGCTCGCCGCTGATGCTGGCCAGATCGACAAGCTGGGCGAACGGCAGGAAACCGAGCTTCGCCATGCGCTGAACGCTGAGGATATTCGACGTGACGCGCGCCCAGGTTTCGTTATGCGGACGGTTCGCTTCGCCCGTCATGTAGTCCATCCACAGATTGTAGCGCGGCGTTTCGGTCGTCAGCCGCTCGATCATGTCGTAGTCGCTGCGCCCGCGAGCTTCCTGCTGAAGAACCTGAATGTCCGTCTGCATTGCTCGCTTTGGGTTCGTCCCCCAGATCCGCATTAAGCCAGCGTCACGCGCCGCCGATTGTGCCGAACGCATGATGATCTGTGACGGCGTCATTTGCGACGCGACGCCCATATACGCCAGCCAGCTATCGGCATCCTTGAAGTGGATAACGCGGCTTTGGGAGACCTTCTTGGCGAGGTTTTGCCCGCCGACGCTATCCGGTATCAAGTCCAGCTCGTCCATGTCGTAGCTGTCATGCAGGCCGCTGACGATCCGCTTATACTGGGCGCGAAGCTGCGTTTCGATATGCGCTTGCGTCCTGTTCGGATAGATCGTCGGGATATCGAACCATTGCTGAGCGTATCCTATCCAACGGTCTTCGCCCATGCGCCGAACGAGATCCTTGTCATGCGTCGTCCGCGCGATATAGCCGTCATAAGAGCCGACGAAAGCGCCTTCGTTATTCAGCATTTCCACGGCGCGCCGCTGCATGTTCTGCACAATACGCGCGATCTGGAGCGCCTGAGGATTGCGCGTCACGGGTCGTCTCGGTCCTGGAGCTGTCCTGTTCAGCTCGAAGAGTTCCCGCGTCCAGTCGCGCTCCATCGCTCCAGAAGCAAAGATCCTGTCAAGACCAGCCTGCTTCAGCTCTGCGTCAAACGTGCCGAGAAGGTTGTAGGTGTTCCCTTGGATTGCTGCTGCCGCGCTGTCGCGAGATCCGAGAAACGGCGTGTTCGTGCCGACAAGCTTCGACTGCACGCCGAGGCTTTCGTCCCCTGCGTTCTGGTACGTAATGAAGCGCTGGCCGCGTTTGGCTGCGTCCATGACGACGTTAGCCCGCTGCTGGGCTGCGACCAACCGAGCCCGCGCAATCAACACATCCCGAGCCTGTTGTAGCGTCGCCGTCTGTGGGTTCTCCAGCGCGGCTTGGATGCGACCTTGCTCCGGGGAGAATGGTCCGAAGACTTGCTGATTGCGCGGGTGAATGTCGTAGGCAATCAGCATCTCGACAATCGCGCCGACCTCTTGCTTCGTCAGCCGAGTTTGTGTTTCGTCAATGATTGTACGAATGCAGCGGTCTGCGTTCATTTCAAGCGCTCCA